GGTTGTCATACGACCAACAGTTCCTTGAGTATCAGTCGCGATTGCAGGAATACACGCAAAGCGAAGGAGCAAGACCAATTTTGCGTATGAGTGGACAAAACCGAGCTATTCTTGCGCTTAACGTGCCCGATTCGGGCTTTGGAAGCTGAACAAGGAGACACGCTATGCCGATGGTTGATGGAAAAGAGTACGCCTACACTCCAAAAGGGATGGCCGCAGCCAAGGCTGCTTCTAAGGGAGGCGCTCCTAAAACGGCATCTTCCAAAGCAGGCGTATGCACCATAAATGGTCCAAACGGAAATAAACCAAAAAGCTCTGGCGTAGCGTAGCCAATGGCCCGGGATCTCTACGGCGAACTGCTTTCAAAGGCGCTAAATCGAGGAGCGCCAGAAGGGCATTTCGCTGCTTATATCCGGCCTGACGAGAGTGAGGTTCTGCGCTCTATGGGTGGCGGCGTTGCTCCTGACGGTGGGCAGAATATGTATAACGGGATGCCTGCGTACTTTAGCGGCATTAGTGCTGTCTCTGGCAATGGTGGCGGCGGCGTTAGCTTTGGTTATGGTGATGGTGGCGTTAGCATCCCATCTTATTCTGTAGACGCGCCTTCAGTAAGCGCACCAGACCAAGGCTACATTGACCAGATGAACGCTGCGGTAGCGAATGCTCGCGCTGAAGCAGCAGCAGAGGATATGGCACTGGCAGACATTCTTGCTGGAGTTGAAGAAAGTATGGCAGGCGTCCCCGTCCCCTTTGGAATTCCGGCCTCATTTAGAGGAGGCCCAACTCAAAGCGGCGTTCCTGTAGGCGCAAGCCGAGTTTCGGGGCTTCCACAAGGAGCAACCTCTACTCCGTTTGGCCTTATGTATACGTCGCCAACGCAGGAGGCTATCAACGCACAAATCGCAGCAGACAAAGCCAATAATACGATTATGGGGGGGTTCATTCCTGGTGACAGAGATGTTTACCAAACTTTGTCAGGCGCCGTAGGAACGGGTCTTTCAGGAGTAGGCAGCGATCTTGCAAAAGGAGCGTTTGGCTTTGCAACCGGCCTTGGCCCTGTCCTTGCTGGCATGTCTTTAGCCGCACCAGATAGAGAAGGTAGCATTTCTTTTGTAGATGCTTTGGGTTCAGGGCGTTCTTATAACGATGACTTCAACATGGACGATATAGGACTCCCAAGCCTAAGCGATGAAGAGCTTATGGCGCTTACTCAACCAACAGACCCAGCAGACCCAACAGACCCCGCAAATGACCCAACGCCGCCTGCGGTTACGCAGTATTACACTCCCTCAGAGTACGTTAGAAAAAGGCTTGCGGATAACTTGGCGTATGGGAAAAACCGGATAGGGTAATGGCAAGATCTCCTGCACCCATGACCGGGCAAAGCACTGCTTTCCCAGCCCCGATAGGCGGTCTAAACACCCGTGATTCGGTGGACTTGTTGCCGGAGACTGATGCAATCAGGCTGGACAATTTCTTCCCAGCGCGCTCTCACGTTCAAGTTCGCAACGGATACGACGACCATGTAACGAGTCTGCCGTCTACGGTACAGAGCTTGATGGTCTACAATAGCGGAACAGCCAGCACGATGTTCGCCGCAAGCGGGAGCGCTGTCTACAACGTGACTAGTGCCGGATCGGTCGGCTCTGCTGTTATTACCAGTCTGTCTAACGCTAAATTTCAGTCGGTCAACATGACCACTTCTGGTGGGTCATTTCTTTGGATCTGCAACGGTGAGGACGCGCCTCGTCACTGGAACGGCTCTGCATGGGCCACGCCGACATTGGGCAGCGTCACCGCCGCAAACATAATCAACGTTGAAGTCTACAAGGAACGGCTGTTCTTTGTTTTGACCGACAGCCTGACGTATGGGTATTTGCCAATAAACAGCATCGCCGGAACAGTTGCTTCAGTAAATCTGGGCAGCGTTTTTAGCAAGGGCGGCAAGCTAATGGCGATCAGCACCTGGACCCGTGACGGTGGGTCTGGTCCTGATGACAACATCTTGTTCTATACGGATCAGGGCGAGATCGCGATGTACAGCGGGACCGACCCATCCGACGCTACAAAGTGGGGGTTAGTCGGCGTTTACACGGTTGGTCGGCCAATCGGGCGTAGATGTATGATGAAAGTCGGCTCTGACTGCTATTTGGTTACAGAGAACGGCCTGCTTCCGATGACCCAAGTTCTTGGAACGGGCGAGGCTGCGCCAAACGTCGCTCTTAGCGACAAGATCAGCAACAGCTACAACGATTCAGTCGTTGAGTTTAAGGGAACCTTTGGCTGGCAAGGCGTGGTGTATCCAAAAGGCGGGTACGCCGCTATTAATGTTCCATCGTCTACTGGTGGGGACTTCATTCAATACATTATCAATCTAGAGACTGGGTCATGGTCCCGTTTCACCAATCAGGACGCATATGTCTGGGCTGTATTCAATAGCGACCTCTACTTCGGGGGGAGCACCAAGGTCTACAAAGCAGACAGCGGGACAGACGATTCGGGTGGGGCAATAGAAGCCGTCGCCAAGACAGCGTTTATCTACTTCGGCGGTAGATCGGGACCAAAGCGCTACACAGCAATCCGGCCTGTTATGGCAAGTGATGCTGAGCTTGAGGTCAGTATTGGGTTTGATACCGACTTCAGAGATGGAACTACGACGTTTACACCAAGCACGACAGGATCTATCGCTTCTGCGTGGGACACAGCAACCTGGGACTCAGCATCGTGGGGAAGCCCAATCACAACTCATCAGGCATGGTTTAGCGTAGCCGACATTGGCTGGAACGCAGCCGTCCGCGTTAGAACCAGCACGACCCAACAGTCTGTTCGCTGGCTTGCTACAGACGTCCGCTACGAAGTAGGGGTCGGGCTATGATAAGTGATTACGTCTGGGATCTTCTTCTGCCCTCAACGGAAAACTTTGAATCGGTTGACCGGCAGGATGTCGAGCTTGGCCTTGATAACGGAAGTTTTACGCTGTTCCAGGGAGAAAAATCGGCTGCGGTGACTTGTGCTTACGGCGAATCTTTAAGAATTGGATTGGCCGGAGGCGACCTTGAAGAACTGAAAGAGATCGAAGAAAAGATCTGTAGTTTCGCAAAGGACAATAAGTTTAAGTTCATTGAGATTATTGGCCGTCCTGGCTGGGAAAAAGCATTGACCGATTACAAAAAGACAGCAGTTCTGCTGAGAAAGGAGCTAAATCATGGGCTTCATTAGAGATATGTTTAGCAGCCCAAAAGCACCGCCCCCGATAGATTACGGGCAGTTGGCGCAAAACCAAGCTGTTCTTGATAAAGACACTCTCAGGCTGCAAACAAATTTAAGCCGCCCTGATATGGTGACGCCGTACAGCACGACGACGTTCCGCGAAACCGCAGATGACGAATACCTGGGCACCTACACTCTCGCTCCCGAATACGAAGCCCAGCGTGCTGCGGAGCAACGGATACAAGGCGGGTTGCAGGGACTGGCGCAGCAGCGCGTTAATCAGATAGATCAAACCCCGTTTAATACGCGGGGACTCCCATCTGAGCCGGGTGCTTTCTCGTATGGAAATTATGGAGCGCAACCGCAGTATTCTACTGCTGGGGCATCGTACCAACTCCCCGGCTACTCAGATTTAGAGTCTTACGCCACTGGCGCTGCTGATGATTTCTACAATCGTGCGACGAACAGGCTAAACCCGCAGTTCGACAGACAAGAGGACAATCTCAGAACTCAGCTAATCACCACAGGGATTCCAGAAAATTCTCCTGCTTACAATCAAGAGATGGAGACGTTCCGACAACAAAAGAACGATCAGTTGGCTGATTTGGCAAGTCAGGCCGTGTTCCAGGGCCAAAATCTTCAATCAAGCATGATGGGCAACATCCTGACGGGTCGCGGACAGCAGTTGCAGGAACTGGGTACGCAGTACGACGTTTCTCAGGCGCAGAGAGGCCAGAGGATCGCAGAAGGCCGAGATCAGTACGCACTGGGGCAGCAGGCAAGGGATCGAGCTATTGCAGAAAGGCTCCGAGAGCGGCAGCAGCCAATGACAGAGCTTTCGGCTCTGCTGACCGGCACAACGCCGTTCTCGCAAGCCGCTGCTCAAGGTCCAGGCTCTCTTGCTCCGATTGCGGCCCCACCGCCGATAGACCTTGGCAGCTACGCTGCTGCACAGCAGGCAGACAATCTTGCTAGGTTCCAAGGTGCCCAACAACGTCAGGCGACGGCCCTCAACATTCCCGTAGCTCTAGGCTCTGCGTACTTGGGACGCGGGGGCCAATAGGAGTAGCCCGATGGCTTTCACAGTAGACCCCCGCATAGCGATGGCGCAGGAACGCCGGAAGTTCAATCTATCGGCAGCCTTGAAGCCAGCCCAAGCGCGACAGAACCCTTACGCAAATGACGTTGTTAACCAGCAACTAGCGAGGCTTGCCTATGGCGTCGGGGCGAATATAGCTGGCAGGGACGCGCAGCGGCTTACAAACCAACAGACGGCGGCACAGGGTGCTTTAGCCAGCCTGTTGATGACGGGCAGCGTTCCGGGTGCCACGGCTGCAAGCGCTCCAACACCAGCGCCAACCGGGTTCCTTGCTCGTGCCAAGCAGTTTGCCATGCCATCCGCGCCGACAGTGGCGCAAGCGGGCAGGCAGTTTGCTGGAGCAACACAAATAACACCGGAACTGTTGGCTGCATCTGGCGCAGACCCTTTCCAGGTCGCTACAGCCCAGCAAACAATATCTGCCACTAATTTGACAAGATTGCGCGACAACAATTTGCGTCAGGCGACGGGAATTGCCAGCCAGATAAGTCAGTTAAAAGCCGACAACCAGACAGTCCCTCAAGAGTTGACCGACCGGCTAGATAAATTAAAGCAAGACTTACCTACGACGCTCCCTGCGAACTCAATAAAAATTATAGACGTTGACGGCAAGCAAGCAGTAGTGCCGATCGATATTCTTGGGAGACTGGCAGGAAGGCCAGTATTTGCGCCGTCGCCGCTAGTCTCGACGGGCGACAAAGAAAGGGAAAAAGTTAAGGTGTTGGGAACCCCCGCACAGCAAGCAACTGATAAAGCATTCGCTAAAGACTATGCCGCAATAGTGGCAAGCGGTGCCCTTAAAGACATCGAAAGGAACGAAAGCCAAATCCGTGGCGTTTTACAGGATTTGGAGGACATCGTTTATAACGGCGCGGTAACGCCCGAAGGCCGTCAAACTACAAAGAGCAACAAAAGTTTGACAGGTTTTGGTGTAGGCGCTGCTTTAGACTCATCTTTTGGTAGGGCTGGAATGTCTCTTTTCAATTCAGAGGCTTTGCAGGCTCTTGAGACAGTTGAAGAAGTGGTGCAGAGAAACCTGCGGGTCATTCTAGGAGCGCAGTTCACGCAAGAAGAAGGTAAGCGTTTAATCGCTCGCGCATATAACCCTTACCTAAGCGAAAAACAGAACTTAGTCCGGTTGCGGCGATTAGCTGATTCAATGAAAGGCCAACTTGATGCAAAAAGAGCTGCTATTGCACATTGGGAAGAAGCCGGAACCCTAAAGGGCTTTAAGGCTTTGGAGGCTGGGAGATCTAGTTCAAGCCGTGTAGGAAACGAAAGCGAGGCCTCTGATGTTGTTGACAGTATGATGAGCAGCATTGGACCTACTGAAGTTCCAATCTCTAAATGGAGTGTAGAGTACATTAATAGTTTCAGACGTGCGGACGGTGCGATGACAGAAGAGTGGCGTCAGTTATTAGAAGACCCCGAAACGCTGCAACAGATTGGTGACAGAATGAAAGAGTTGGGCTGGGAACCTCAATCGCAACCAAACGGGAAAGACTAGCCAAATGGCTGAGTATTCTGCGGAACAACTTAATGCGGCCATTTTGAAGACTGCACCTTCTGCTGGCCGCGCTGTTGCAGCGCCTAATGGCGCGAATACGGAAGCGGACGCACTCACCGCTGCGATGCTTTCTGGTCCTCCTGCACCCAATGGGGCTGGCCCCACAATGCAGCAAGGGCCGCTAAGTGCAGGCGATGTTGCGTCGCAGGCTGTGTCTAATTTCCCCGCAAGTCTTGCCCAGCTAGGTAAAGATGTCGTTGCGCCGTTCCTGCAACCTGTCCAGACAGCGGAATCACTTTACGATCTAGGACGCAGCCTTGTGCAACTGGCAAAGCCTGGGGAGCAAGGTGACGAAGACATTGCCAGAGCCGTAGGTAAGTTTTTTGCAGATCGTTACGGTGGGCGAGAAAACATAAAGCGCACCATTGCCACTGACCCGGCGGGGTTTCTTTCCGATATAGCATTGGTCTTAGGCGGTGGTGTCGGGATCGCGCTTAAGACTGGAGGGAAAGTTGCTCAAATTAGCGGCGTTGCAGGCAAGGTTCCTGACAGGGCAGCAAGAAATATTTCTATGGTTGGGACCGGCATTACTAAAGGTTTGCAGACGCTTGACCCTGTGACGGCGGCTCTAAAGGCGGGAAGCGCAGCCACGGGAGCAACGCTTGCTGCTGGATTGGGCGCAACGACTGGCGCTGGGAGCAGGGCGATTGAGGTTGCGTTTCGAAGCGGTAGAACCGGCGGGGAAAAAGCATCTGCATTTCTTTCTAGCCTGCGCGGCAACACTCCAGTTTCGGAGATTGTTGACTCTGCCAAGTCTGCCTTAACTACGCTCAAGAATGAGCGCAGAGCCGCATACTTGCAAAGCATGGAGAAACTTGGAAGAAACCAGACTCCAATGGATTTTACTGATGTGAACAAGGCCGTTGACGATATGCGATCGGCTGGAAAGCACACATTGCCATCTGGGCGACAAGTTGACGTTAAAGGGCCCGGTCCTGCAAAAACCTTAAAAAAGATTGAAGATATAATAGCGGACTTTCGAGGCGCAGATAACGTCAAGGAAGTGCTTACAGCAAAAGACTTTGACGCCATGAAGCAAGCTATTGGCGAAGTCCGCGACACCATAAACATTGCTGACGACCCTTCGTCTTGGGCTTTGGCAAATACAATCTACGGCTCTGTTCGCAAGACTATAGTTAAGCAGGACAAGGGCTACGCTAAAGCAATGAAAGATTATGAAGCCGCAACTGACATGATAACTGACATTGAGACAACCTTTGCCCTCAAGGGCCAGCGGCGGTCTATTGACACGCAAGTGCGGAAGCTAAGTTCTATCATGCGTGACAATGTTGACACGTCGTTTGGAAGAAGAGGTGAGTTAGCAGAAACTTTGGCGAAAGCAGAGGGCGGAAATAGGTTAATTGAGCAAGCTGCCGGGATGACATTAGCCCCGAAACGCAGTCGTGGGTTGGCTAACATTGGGCAGAGCGGGTTGCTGCTAGGCGCTCTTGCTACGGGTAACTTGCCAGCTTTAGCTGCCTTCCCGCTAACGATGCCAAGAGTTGTCGGAGAGGCCGCGCAACTTGCTGGTCGGGTTTCTCGCTCGCCAGGGCAGGTTGTAAGAAGAGTCGGTCAATCCGCACCAGCATCATTCCAAGCGGGACGGGCCGCAAGGCTTCAAGAAGAAGAGCGCGGAGCTATTGAAAGAAAAATGCTCACAAAAGCGCTAATGTCTAATCAGCGGCTACAGAATTAGGAGAATAATATGCCTTGGAGCGGTGGAGCTTTCACCCGGACCAACGGGGTTCACACAGGGGCAACCTTGTGGGTCCAAGATCGTGATGCTGGGACTAAGATCCTCGCAACGCGGCATGACACCCATGACCAGGATTTAGCTGGCGGCATTAACTCTACGCTCGAAAAGAGCGGTAGCAACGCCGCCACAGGCAATCTGAACATTGGCAGCAACCGTCTCACGGCGGTAGCAGATGGCACGGCAAAGACTGACGCCGCCACGGTCAACCAGCTTCAGAGCAACGCACCAGCGTTCCAGGCAACGGACACGGGCACCGCGAACGCTCACGTTATTGCCCTCAGTCCAGCCGTTACAGCTTATGCGGCAGGACAGAAGATAACTTTCAAGTCTGGAGCTGCCAGCACAACGTCATCCACGCTGAACGTCAACGGGCTTGGCGTTAAAACTATCAAGAAAAAGAACGACCAAAACATTGCCGCCGGAGATATTGAGTCCGGTTCAATCGTCACCGTTGTCTATGACGGCACCAATTTCCAGATGACGAGCCAGTTGGCCTCAGACAGCGGCCTGACCATTGGCGGCAGCAACACCCAGGTTCAGTATAACTCCAGCGGCTCTCTTGCCGGAGATGCTGACTTCACGTTTGACGGATCGAACGTCAGCCTAGCAAAAGCTCTTTACCTTGCAGATGGTGCCGTGGCAACGCCGTCAGTAACGAATACGGGTGACCTAAACAGTGGCCTCTACTTCCCAGCAGCAGACACAGTTGGCGTCGTCACGGGCGGCGTTGAGCAGTTCCGCTTCGGTAGCAATCCCATCCCAGGCGGGGGAAAGAACCTGATTCAGAACGGAGAGGTTGCTGTCAGTCAACGTGGAACGGTAACTGGTTTTGGGGCAAACAATGCTTATGGTCCAGACCGATGGAAATATGAAAGCAATGGTTCACCA